CAGGTCAAGGAACCCAATCAGGAGATACAACAACATATACTCAATTAACGGGCTTTTCAAACGTTATAGCTGTATTTGCAGGATATCGAGATGGATTGCTAATTGAAGAAGCAACGGCCGGCGACGGGTATGGTGCAGTGTATGGCTGGGGTTATAATAATGCAAATAACATGGGAATGTCTGGAACAAAAACAACGCCTACGCTTACCTCTATTACGTCAAATGCAACTGTAGTAACTAAAAACGATGTTAGATCAATGGTCGTAAAAAGTGACGGCACCCAGTGGTATGCAGGATATAGTACCGGTAATTTATCATGGATTGCTACCTCGAGCTCCACCGGTGGTGCATTTTCTCAAGACGGCTCTGCTACAGATCACCAATATGTTCAACTTGACGGCCCAATCGGGACTCAGTACATAGGCGTTTTAAAGAAAAACAATAAACATTATATAGTAGCAAACAATCTTAACGGGTTCGTATTAAACGGCCAAACATCGACAGCGCAGCGAGCAAGTACAGTAGATGCAATCGAAGATTGGCCAATTTGGTCTGATAATGGTCTGACCATAGATAGAGTTAATATGACTCACGGTTATAATGCAGGAATATTTATTACAGTATCATGATATATTACATAGAAATAACTGATCCATCCGAATTGGATAATGTATGGACTGATCCTTCAGTCGAACATATAATATTTACATATCACCAACGTGATATAGAAGAATGTATTCAAGTTAATGGCATACCTTATGCCACTTACGAAACTTTAGTAGTTGCAACTGGCGAAACATATCGATGGGAATGTATACCACTTAACGGAGTAAAAGAGACTCATATTCTTAATGAAGGTGAATACGGTAAACATCCTACATTAACTTCTTTAACTCAAGCTGAATTCGATGCGTTATAACTTTTGTCATATTTATAACAAAGGAATCGTATGTTAGGAGAATGGTTAGCTAATCAATTACTCAACGAAAGTCAAATTAAGACAGTCGTCGTAATATACCCCGGCCGATTTCAGCCAATGGGTAAACACCATGCCGAAGTATATAAAAAATTAGCTTCTAAATTTGGTAAATCAAATACATACATTGCAACATCTGATAAAGTAGCGTTACCAAAGTCACCATTGACCTTTAACGAAAAGAAACGTGTTATTAATAAGCATGGCATTACAAATGTCGTTCAAGTTAAGAATCCATACCAAGCAGCAGAAATAACAAGTAAGTATGATCCAGACACAACCGCGGTATTGTTTGCCGTTGGTAAAAAAGATATGATGGAAGATCCTAGATTTAAAGTAGGATTTAAAAAAGACGGCTCGCCATCCTATTTCCAATATTATGATGATAATAAAGATAACATGATGCCTTATACTCGGCACGGTTATTTATATGTCGCACCCCATGTATCACTAGACGTTCCTGGATTCGGAGAAATGTCTGGTACGATATTAAGACAGGCATTAGCAACAGCGACCCCGGAAGATTTTAAATCGATCATGGGATTCTTTGATCCTTCAATTTATAATCTTCTCAAAAAAAAATTCTCGACGTTAGCAACAGAAAACATTGAACGTTTTATAGTTGAGACGAGTAGCAATTTACCGTTAGGTAAATCTATGGTAGATGATGGCCCTAGATATTTTTACGGTAATCAGGCTACATATCGAGCTAAAAATAAACAAATGGCTGAGAGGTTAGGGTTTTCAGTTCTTAATTACATTATTAAAGATAATCCTATAGAAGTTCATACAACAGAATATCCTGATGGCCCACCGATGGCAGTTTCGTATTTTCCTAGCGGTGTCGCCGGAGCAGATTATGCAGGTACTAACTATGCCAAAGATATGCGAGGAAACCCGGCATATCGCGAATGGTCTAAGCATATAAGTAAAGTTGCACAGCAAGTAGGATATAAGTTTTTAAATTTTCTAGGAGCAAATGTGTCAGTAGCAAGTTCACAAAACGAGCCAACTAAGCCAGTGACAGTAAAAGAATCATTGTTTACTGCTGATTGGTGGAGTACTATTATAAAAGAGTCTCTTATAACAGAAGGAGGTGCATCAGGTCATATGGCACATCCATTTGATGATCGAGATTTGACTTTTGCAGAAATGAAAGAAATTATTCGTTTATCATTAGAAGGGCGATTAGATTTAGAAGCTGATGTAACAGAAAAGACGGATGGCCAAAATCTCAATGTAACATTTAAAGATGGGAAGGTAGGTGCTGCTAGAAACAAAGCTACGATACGGAATCCATTAGATGTACAAGCTATTGAACGTAAGTTTGCGGATAGAGGCGAATTAACGAAAGCATTTTCATATGCAATGCGTGATTTAGAACAAGCTATCTTAGCATTACCGCAAGATAAACGAGAAGAAGTATTTCAAAATGGAACTAGATTCTTAAACTTAGAAATTATATACCCCGGTACAAAGAATGTCATTAATTACGGCACCTCGGCGTATTTGCAATTTCATGGTCTAAACGAATTTGATTTAGAATCTGCAACTAAAACAGATACTTATCCAGAGTATGGACCGTTATTGCAATCATTAATAGCAGATGTGAATGCTGATGTTCAAAAACATTTTAAAATTATTCCGCCAAAAAAATTAATGATTCAACGTAGTATTGATTTCGAAAAATTAGAACCTGAATTTATTGCTCGTGTCAATAAACTTCAAAAAGAGTTTGGATTAAAAGACTCTGACGAAGTTATGAAATATCATGAAGAATGGTGGCGCCGTAAAATAGATTTAGATTTTCCGTCCGCTACTACGGAAGTAAAGGAAGGCTTGTTACGGCGATGGGCATATAATGATAAATCGTTTAGGTTAAATGGAAAATCAGTACCGGATGTTAATATGCTTAATAAGATTAAAGCGTACGATAAGCAAGACTTTGCTAAGCAGAACAAAGCAAATGTAGCTCGATTCGAAGAAATTTTTCTAAAGCTAGGAGCAGAGGTGTTATCAAACGTAAAAGAATTTTTAGCTGCCTCGCCGAATGAAAGTGCACAAGAACTAAAAAGAGATATCGCCCAAACAATCAAAGAGTTACAGAAGGCAAAGGATATCGGCTCACTTGATAAGGTCAAATATGAACTTAAAAGAATTGAATCTATAGGTGGATTTGATAAGATTGTTCCATCCGAGGGTTTAGTGTTTATGTATAAAGGTAATTTATATAAATTAACAGGATTATTTGCACCAGTCAATCAATTGTTAGGATTATCTAGGTATAGTCGTTAACTACATATTTATTTAAAAGAATAGAGATAAACTATGAAAGAATCAGAATTAAGATCAATGATCCGTAAACAAATAAAAGAATCATTAAAAGAAAATGATTCGTTTTTAAAGCAAGTGGGCGGATCGGTCCGGGCTAAGTTAGGAAGCCGTCGTCAGATGTTAGATAGAATTTTAGCAACTATAGACACTAACAGATTAACAAGATTGCCTAGAGTACAAAAAGTCGATTTACTCGTTGCATTAGTACAAAAATTCGGCATATCAGAACAAGATTTTGCATCAATTAAATCTAGAGTACAGCGTAATTTAGGTGTAAGCGAATCAATTGATGAAGCTGATGGTACGAAGTTGAGCGGTTCATTAGCATCACGCGGTGAAAAACTTGAAAAGACACAAGCATTTAAAATGTTAATGAAGGCAGTAGAAGCAAAGCCAACGGCACAACAAGTAGATTTTGCAATTGACTTCCTTAGCAAGTTGCCTTTAGATGACGCCGGCAAGCGTCGTTTAAAGATGAAAATTCGTCAATTTCTTTAATCATGAGCAATAAGTTACAAAATATCAAAGCTGTACAACAGCTGCTAGATGGCACACATAAATCTCAGACTCGTACAACGATAGGATTTAATAAAGATTCTAAGCACGAACGTCACGAAGTCGGTGACGTTTGGGAAGAAGTAATGCCAAATGGTACAACATATATAGTTACGCAGAAAAAAGGATTTCGTATTAGAAAGCCTAAAAACAGTGTTAAATCAAAAATTAAAGATTTACTTAAAGTACCAGAACAGTGTCCGTCATGCGGAACTGAAATGCGTAACGAAGAAAAACGATTAAACTTTAAGTTTTGGTTTAAACGAAAAAAATGTTTCGGTTGTGTGATAAAAGAAGAGCAAGAAATCCGCAATCAAGGTCATGAGGCGTGGCAAGAGTATGAGCAGCGTATAATGTCCGAAAATGCTGAGTCATGGTTTAAAGATACTGATGCGGAAGTTGAACTGTTAAAAACACAAATAAAAGAAACATATTGGCAAAATGCTGACGGCGAAAATGGCCAAGTTGATATTTCATCGGTTATAGAAAAAATTGAAACTGACTATATAGAATTAAAATCAAATATTCGTAAACAATTTGGAACGATCGATGAACAATAAAGATCAGATATTAAGAGCCGAAATAAAACGCTTAGTAAATGAAGTACTTTCGGAAGCAGAAGCGGGCGAAGACTTAGAAAAAGAATTGTCTAAAGTAGGAACTGAATTAGCCGCGGCAATTAAAAAAGCTGATATCGACGTTTCCGAATTAGAAGAAAAATACCAGCGGGCGATTGATGAGGGAGCTGATAAGAATCAGCTTAATGAAATTGTTATAGAAACAATTACGGCAATCTTATTAAAGATAATGACGCTTAATGCTATTATAGGATTGATTACAAAAGGCGTAAAGTTTCTTTCAAAAAAATTAAATTGGCAAAAAGGTGAAAATTTTGCTGAAAAAGTTTTGCATTATGTCCATGAAGTTGAAGCTGGATTTAAAAAGCCATTGGATGCAGTATTAAAGTTGTTTATTAAAGATGCACAAACACGAAAATCAGTTGTCAATATAATGTATGCTATCTTAGTTGCATCATTGGCTGTAGGATATGGCACGGAAGCAATTCAATCTCTCAAAGATGCGGAATGGTTTAGTGGCGGCGTAAAAGGTCTTAAGGTATTAGCTAAGTCTGATGAAGTAATGGCTAATCTTAAAAATCCTATAATTGTTAAAGCAATTAAAGCATTTGCATAATTTGTCGTTCTGACAAAAATTTCTTATATTTAGGTTATAATGGCGCAACGTAGTATTAAAGAAGTAATTCGCGAAGAATACAAGAAATGTGCACAAGACCCCGTGCACTTCATGCGTAAGTACTGCATTATTCAACATCCTACAAAAGGTAAGATGTATTTTAACCTATATCCATTCCAGGCAACGGCATTAACTACATTACAGCATAATCGATATAATGTAATTCTTAAGTCACGTCAATTAGGCATTTCAACATTGTCAGCCGGCTTCGTATTATGGAACATGTTATTCAAAGATGATTATAACGTTCTTGTAATTGCCACGACACAAGAAGTTGCTAAAAACTTAGTAACTAAAATCAGAGTAATGCACGAAAATTTACCGTCATGGCTTAAAGGTAAAACGTTAGAAGACAACAAACTTTCCTTGAGATTTAAAAATGGCTCACAAGTAAAAGCGGTATCAAGCGCCGGCACTGCTGGTCGTTCTGAAGCATTATCATTGCTCGTTATTGATGAGGCTGCATTTATTAAAAATATTGAAGAAATTTGGGCATCCGCTCAACAAACATTGGCAACTGGTGGAGGGTGTGTTGCTCTTTCAACGCCTAATGGTACTGGTAACTGGTTTCATAAAACATGGGTAGATGCCGAGGCCGGAGGGCAGTTCATGCCTACAGAACTACACTGGACCGTACATCCAGAACGAGACCAGAAGTGGCGAGATGAACAGACTGGTCTATTAGGTGAAAAGATGGCCGCACAAGAATGTGATTGTGACTTTATTACATCTGGTCATACTGTTATTGACGGTCCTATTTTGCAATGGTACGAACAGACTTATGTTAAAGACCCAATGGAAAAGAGAGGGTTTGATTCTAACTACTGGATATGGGAGTATCCAGACTATGGAAAAGATTATGTAGTAGTAGCGGACGTAGCACGAGGCGATGGCGGCGACTACTCTGCATTCCATGTTATTGAAATAGAAAACATGGTTCAAGTTGCCGAATACAAAGGAAAGATAGGCACTACAGAATACGGTAATATGTTAGTATCTGTTGCAACAGAATGGAACAATGCATTACTAGTCATTGAAAATGCTAACATTGGTTGGGCTGCAATTCAAGTTGTGATAGACAAGAACTATGATAACTTGTATTATTCGTACCGGCAAGATGCATATGTAGATGAAGATATACATTTATCTAAAGGTTATGACTTAAAAAACAAAGCGCAAAAAGTACCAGGATTTTCTACAACATCTAAGACCAGGCCATTGGTCATATCAAAGTTAGAGACGTATTTTAGAGAAAAAACGCCTATTGTACATAGCAAACGTTTAATTGATGAATTGTTTGTGTTTATATGGAATGGTAGCAAGGCAGAAGCACAATCGGGCTATAATGACGATTTAGTAATGGCGTTTGGAATTGCATTATGGGTACGCGATACTGCACTGCGTTTACGGCAGCAGGGCCTGGAGCTATCTAAAAAATCGTTAGGTTATTTTGGAAAAGTACAACACGATACAGGTGTATATACAAATAAAAATTCTAACGGCTCATGGGAATGGCGTAATGGCTATGGAAAAGATGATCTAACCTGGCTAATATGATATTTATAACAAAAGAAACTGATTATGGCAGATACATCATTAAGATCAAGACTATCTAGACTATTTTCGACGAATGTAGTTGTACGTCGTATAGCAAAAAATAGACTCAAGGTAGTTGATACGAATCGTTTGCAATCAATGGGGTCGCTTTCGAATAACAGATATATAGATCGTTTTTCCGGAATGCATAAAGCCCAATCTGGATTTGCAACATATAATCAAAATTATACATTCTTTACATCTAAATTAGAGTTATATTCTGATTATGAAGCAATGGACATGGATCCGATTATTGCATCGGCATTAGATGTTTATGCAGATGAATGTACAGTTAAAGACGCCGATGGCGACACTTTAACTATCAATTCGCAGAACGATGAAATCAAAAAAGTTTTGCATAATCTTTTTTATGATGTACTTAATGTCGATTATAATCTTTGGCCATGGATTCGTAATGCATGTAAGTACGGCGACTTTTTCTTGCATTTAGACATTGAAGATGAAATTGGTATTGTAAATGTGACGCCGTTAAGTGGTTATGAAGTTCGACGTGAAGAAGGGTTTGACCCAGCAAATCCATATGCATATAAATTTGTATGGGAAGGTACTCATACAGCATATGCATCGGCTCGTTCGAATCAAGATCAGAGAGAATTTCAAAACTTTGAAATAGCACATTTTAGATTATTATCAGATACAAACTTCTTACCGTATGGTAAGTCTATGATTGAGCCGGCACGTAAAGTATTCAAGCAACTCATGTTGATGGAAGATGCTATGTTAATTCATAGAATAATGCGCGCCCCGGAACGTAGAATATTTAAAGTAGATGTAGGAAATATTCCGCCGGCCGAAGTCGATGCTCATATGAAGAACATTATTGGCAATATGAAAAAAATTCCATATGTGGATGAACGAACAGGTGAATACAACCTTAAGTTCAACATGGAAAACATGATGGAAGATTACTTCCTGCCAGTACGAGGGGGCGAATCTGGGACGGCTGTAGAATCTTTACCAGGTTTATCTAATGATGGCCAAATCGAGGATATTGATTACCTACGCAATAAAATGCACGCCGCGCTTAAAATACCAAAAGCATTCTTAGGATATGATGAAGGAGTTGAAGGAAAGGCGACGTTGGCTGCAGAGGATGTTAGATTTGCTAGAACAATTGAACGTCTTCAAAAGATATTCGTTTCTGAGTTAACAAAAATTGCAATTGTACATTTATTTTCGCAAGGATTTAAAGATGAGGATTTAGTTGACTTTTCTATATCATTAACTAATCCTTCGTTAATTTATGAAAAGCAAAAAGTAGAAACATTAAATGAAAAAATAAGCTTAGCTTCATCATTAAAAGAATCTACGTTATTCTCCGAACGTTGGATTTATGAAAACATATTCGGATTGAGTCAAGATGAATGGCGTGCAGAACAAGAACAGGTAATACAAGACCTTAAGTCTGACTTTAGAAAAGAACAAATTAAATCTGAAGGCAATGATCCTAAAAAGACAAATATGAGTTTTGGTACTCCGCATGATATTGCCTCAATGCATGTTTCTAATAGAAATGGAGAATTATTGCCTGGACAAGAACAAAAACATGTTGCCGGCGCCGGTAGACCAAAAGAACCTGGTACATGGGGGTCACATGATTCGCCTCATGGCAGAGATCCAATTGGCATTAAGTCATTAGATACTGTATTTAATACAGATAAGTCACCACTGCAACATAATTACCGAGGAAATTCTCCGTTAAGTATAGAAAGTAAAGATATGGCCGCATTGATAGGCTCATTGAAATCTGCATTTAAGACATCTACGGTTCTACAAGAATCATTAAATAATAATGATAATTTATCGGATTCTGGTACGATGCTAGATGAAAACCAATTGATGGAAGAATGACGTGATGGTATTTAGTATTAACGCCATATTTATAAAAAAGTATGATCATAACAGGGCGATTACTTCATGAAACGAATGAAACATTCCAAGTATAAGAATACAGGACTAATCTTTGAACTTCTCGTCCGCCAGGTTGCATCTGATACGATGCACAATAAAGACTCAAAAGCGTTACATATTTTAAAACGTCATTTTTCTAAAAGCGCAGAACTTTCGAAAGAATTAAAACTGTACAGGTCCTTACACGAAGAAAAATTTACTAGTGAGCGAAAGGCGGAACTTTTTTTAGATGCAGTTCTTAAATCTAGACGACAGTTAAATGAATCTCAATTACGTAGAGAAAAATATAACTTAGTTAAAGAAATTAACAATATATTAGATACGATAGAGTTTTTTAATGCTCGTATTCCGTCGTATAAGCAACATGCTGCAATATATAAATTGTTTGAGTTTACCGAATCTGACGATCCTCGGCATTACGTTGATAATCGTATGTCATTAGTAGAACATATACAGACACAAACAAAATCAGAAGAAAAAATATCGCTTGTATCAGAAGATAAAGATATAAGAATCTTAGCATCTAAAATGGTCGTGGACAAGTTTAATGAAAAATATGCTACATTAAATACACCACAAAAAAGAATGTTGAGAGAATACATTAATAATGTTACTAATTCTACAAAGCTTAAAGCATATGTTTTAGAAGAAACAAACAAAATTGATTCCGAAATAAAAACATTAAGCCGCCAAGTTGTTAGCAAAGTAACACGTATTAAATTAAATGAAGTTTCATCATTGTTAGATCAGTTACGCCAAAAGCATGTTATTCATGATAAGGACATCGTAACAATGTTACGTTATTATGAATTAGTCGAAGAGTTGAAAAAAACAAAAGGGACTAACTAATGGCACGTGGGCAAGTTTATTTACCACCATCAGGGTCGCAAAATAATCAATTTGAAACCCAAGGCTTTCCGGGAGAATATCATTCACCTTTAGCATATACAGCCGGACAAATTGATCTTACCGGGTCAAATTACGGATATGGTGCAGTTATGGTAGTAGCTGACGGCAGCGCCACTTTACATTATGCCGGCGGAACTAGTTCATTGGCTAGCGATTTAACTGCTAAAGATATTTACAACTTATCCGTAGCAAAAATAACCGGCGGCACTGGGTCTAAAATTTATTTATTTAAGAGACAACAATAATGAAGTTAATTGATCAATTAGATTTATATTTTGAAGCATTAGATAAAATTTCTGATAAAGAAGCGGCACAAGATTTCGATTCTTTAGATGATAAAGATATTGATAATGATGGCGATGTGGATGATACCGATTCATACCTTCATAACAAGTTAGGCAATGTTGCTAAAAACGTTAACGAAGCAGATGATATTGAACAGCTTCATAGCGATTTTATGCGTATGTTATCCGATAAGTTATCAGATAATGAAGCTCGAGCGTTAATAACTCAATTGAGACGTCAATATGATGACGAAGAAATTCGTGCAGTATTAGGTCCATTAGGATTATTACGCGATGAAATGATGGAAATGTCAACGACAGCGGCCGTGCCTGGCGATATTAAAACGCCATATGCATTTGGTAAGAAAGAGGATGAAAAGGATAATGCTGAAGTTGTCGGATATAAAAAAGTACAAGAAAGTGCTTATAAGCGGATGATGCGAGATGTATATGGAATTGATTCAATTGATGAGGCAGTAACATATTCGGACTTTAAAAAAGATCCAAAATCGACACCACAGCAAAAGGTAAATAGAGGTATTGCAGAAGTAAACCGCATGTTAGCTGAAATGGAAAAGATTGTTAACAACAACTTACGGTTAAAACAAGAAATGGGCGTCGATTCATCTCACTTTTGGAAAACGACCGGCAACCGCTTTGCAAAGATTAATGAGCGCATGACGCGTATATCAAATAGATTAAGAGAATTATCAAAATGAATAAAGTAATGAGATATTACCAGACGTGGTCAGATTATTCACGTCGTCCTGAAGTTCAATCTTTAATTGAATCAAAAGGCATGGAATATGTGCGTCAGCAGTATATGCGTGAAGTAAATTACATGCAATGGAATTATCCAACTCAAATAAATGAGTCAACCTCGCCTGGCGGAGCTGTTAATAACGCAATTAATGCAGATGGCAGCTCAACTCAATTTATTACGGGATATAGTAAAGAAACATCGACGTTTACATTAGCTAATGGGTTAGCTGATGGATTTGAAGATGCAATCCATGGTACATTTTTCGACGTGTATGCATATAATAACACCGTAGATTATTCATTAGATCATGCTGATAGTGTTAAACAAATTAGATGTTTTATAACAACAGGGTCTGCAGAAACATTTTCAAATACCGGCGGCGCAGCATGCGTCATTACCGCATCTGTTGATGGCGTAAGTGGTATTGTTACCGGTTCAATATTAGAATCGTTTAGAGATGCAATAAATAATCAAGGTGCATCCGCAGTCGTAGCTGGCTTTACAAATACATTTGCGCCATCAGATATAATATCAGGTTCGGTAACAGATAATGTATTAACTATTACAAGAGAATATAACGCCGGCGTGCCAGATATATCATTAACGGCCGGTTCTAATACTATTAATTTATCCGATACGGCATCAGTTGCAACACCAGTTAATGGCCTCGATACATACTATTATGCACAAGGCATGCAAGTATTTGATGGAGCGGTTGCGCCTTATTCAACATTACCTAGAAAATAAGGAATCTTATGTCTAAAACATTATTAGTAGATTATACATTATTCGAAGTATCACCTCAGCAAATAAATGAGTCAATGGCTCAAAACAACGGACGCTTAATAGTATCCGGCGTATTGCAGCGGGCAGAGGCTAAGAATCAAAATGGACGTATTTATCCTAGAGAAACATTGGTACGTGAAGCAAAAAAATATTCTGACTCATTTATTGCCGAAAAACGTGCATTGGGAGAATTAGATCATCCAGATTCTTCCGTTGTTAACCTTAACAATGTATCTCATAATGTTTTAGAAATGGCCTGGACGGGCAATGACCTCGTAGGTAAAGTTGAAGTGTTATCAACGCCTTCTGGTAATATTTTAAAAGAATTATTTAAGTCAGGTATTCGTTTGGGTATTTCATCTAGAGGTATGGGGTCTGTTAAAGAAGTAATGAAAGAAGGTGAAAATACTTTAGAGGTACAACCTGACTTTGAATTAATTGCTTTTGATTTTGTATCGAATCCATCAACTCATGGCGCATTTTTATCGCCGGTTAATGAATCAGTAAATAAAGTTACGAACAATGTATATGGAACCGTTGATCGTATAATTACTGATATCATTAGAGAGTTTTGATGAAATTACCAATATCGTTTGATCAATTTACAAAAAACCCTGTTTCGGCGATTGCATTCGTTGCTTTAGGCGTTATAGGCTATTTATATGTTGATATGATTAAAGTACATGAAGCACAGTTAACTAACTTAGACCGAACATGTACGCAGCGCATTAATGACCATAAAGAGCGAATTGAGTCATTGGAAGAAACAGTAGTCCGTTATGAGGATAAGTTAGAACAAATAAACGATAAGTTACTCGAATGTTTAGGACAAGACAATTAATAGTAGCCGGTGTACTTACATTATTAGGCTGTAATGAACAACCCAAATTACCTACGGGTAATACACAACTAGCGGCTGTCGATTCAATAGTAATTGAAGAACAATGGGACGGGTTATCTAGCATAGATGCAACGTTAGCAATTGCAGATGCGGCATTAGAACAAAAAGCTCAAGAAGAGCAGCGTACACGTAATGTATTATCAAATTTACGTGTTACTATCGTCAATGAAGAAGCTATTATTGACTCGATGAATATAGAAGTCGGACAGCGCGATAGTTTAATAGCCAAAATTTTATACGAAAGTAATTATCGCCAACATCAACTTGACAGTGTATCGGTTGAGTTAGCACATAGAGTACATAAATGTATGTCGGACTGTACACCGACAATATCCCAATTAAAAACTAAAAATAAACAATTGACAAATTACATAAAAGAGTTGCAATCTCAGATCGAACTAATGGATTCATTATTAATGGATAACAGAAAAACGAGAAAAATCTATGAACCCACTACCGGAAGATCTTTTTGATTTGCCAGAATTTAAAGTACTACCATGGTATAAAAGATTTTGGATTAGATTAAAGGTAGCATTTTTTACTTTTAACTCTTATATGTGATGACTAAATCTACAACTATTATAATAAGCCTTACATCAGCATTAAGTTTTTTATGTTCATATTTTTTAAATCTAACATTAGATAATGTTGAGCAGTTTTTAGGCATAGCATGCGTCGTTTTATTAGACGGCTTTTTTGGAATTATTGCCGGCACAAAAAGAGAAGGATTTAAAACTTTTAAAGCTCTTAGCGTACTTCGAACATTAGCAGTTTGGTGGATTATATTAGGAGCTATTCTAGCAGTAGAACAAGGTTTTGTAGGAGCCGGATGGTTATCAGAAACTATTATAATTCCATTTTTATTATTTCAAATCATAAGTGCTCTTAAAAATGCCTCGATGGCTGGTTTTATTAAAATGGATTTGTTAAATCAAATCTTAGATAAAATTGATAATCATAAAGGCATTAGAAAATGAGAAATTGGACTTCAGTTAGAGCAGTATATTTGCTCATGTCAATTGTGTTATTAATTGGCTTTAGTTTAAAAAATTGGTGGATAGTATTATTTGTAATATCAATGCTTCAAGTTGGAGTATGGACTAAGTTTTGCCCTTCTAAATGGTTATTTGAAAAAATAGGCCTGCAGAAGAGCAAACTTTAATGTCATCAAATTTTTTAAACATATCATTGCGCTCTAAAATTTGTTTAGTGTGCGCCACGCTAATAATGCTTAGCTTCTTTGTAGTTAAGACATTATTATTGATAGAAGTATTTGACTATTCCGAATTTACGAATTGGTATGAATATCTATCGGTCATTTTATTTATGCCGCCATTCTTTACTGTTGTTTTTGAATTTCTTTCAAAAGCCAAAAAAGAAGTAGCTGTTAAAGCTGATTTAGAATCATTATTAAACGAATCTTGTTTAGTATCTAAAGCAGATGCCCATGGCAAAATTACTTATGTAAATGATAAATTTGTTGAAGTATCAAAATACACACGAGAAGAGTTGGTAGGCCAAGATCATAATCTATTAAATTCAGGTGTACAGGATAAACAATTTTGGGTAGATATGTATAAAACTGTTATAAGAGATAAACAAATTTGGAATAAGTTTGTTACTAATGTCAATAAGTATGGTGAACATTATATTGTTAATTCTTGGATTATGGCGCATTTTGATGAAAAGGGCAAACTTAAAGGATTTACGTCTGTACGTCAAGATGTAACCGAACTAGTTAATACGTTAGAAGCTATTAAACAAAAAGATGTTTATTTAGAGCATGCTGCTAAAATTATTAGGCATGACATGCACTCTGGTATTAATACGTATTTACCTCGAGGCATTAAATCGTTAAAGCGTAGGCTAGACGATGAAAAAATTAAGAAGTTACGTATTCAAGCTCCGCTCCAACTAATTCAGGACGGTTTACATCATGCTCAAAAAGTATACGCTGGCGTATATGAGTTTACTAATCTAGTTAAGCATAATGCCCAAATGTCTAAACAGCCTTGTGATATAAAATTTATATTAGAAGACTATTTACGTTTAACGGCATATAAGAATCAAGTGATATTAGATGATAATTTGCCTAAAGATTTACATGTTAATGAAGCCTTGTTTTGTACAGCACTAGATAATCTGATACGAAATGGTTTAAAGTATAACGACTCTAAAACAAAATACGTAAAAATATATACAGAGTTTACCCTAGGTCAACAATATTTATGTATAGAAGATAATGGCCGCGGCATGTCTCAGGAAGATTTTGAGATATTGTCTAAGCCATATCAACGAAAAGAAGGCCAGAAAGAAGAAGGTACGGGTTTAGGATTAAACATATGTATCGAAATCTTAAAGGAGCATGGTTTTGAGATTGAATCAAAAAAATTAGATGTGGGAACTAAGATAACGGTAAAAATATGATTAATACATTAATGTTAATAGACGATGAAAATTTATTTCATCTTGTGTTTGAAGATGCATGTTCATTGTTAGATATGGCACTATCCATTGAAGCATTAGATAGTTCTGATGAGGCTGATAAAAAATTCAAAGAATGGTTTCCAGATGACCCAAATCATGAACGTCCGGAATGTGTATTCGTCGATTTAAATATTATTGGTTCGTCATATGACGGAATTGAAATGATTCGTAAGATTAATAACGATTATGGTAATGGTTGTGTAATTGGCATCATTTCATCATCCGAAGATGATAACGAAATTGAAAAAGCAAAAGCAGTTGGCGCACAATTCTGGATTATTAAATCTGATGACATTGAACCTAGATTAGAAGAATTTATGAAAGATTATAATGGGTATGTTAATAAAACAGCTCCATTTAAAGTATATAGATAATGATTGAAATAACAGAACATACTAGAAATGTTCTACTTGAGGTTGCTAAAAAGAAAAAAATCTACGTAGAAGGAAGTTTCTTAAAAATCTTAAAGGCGCCACCTGGCGATAAAGAATTTGAGCAATATCTTCAGACGTGTAAGGAAAAGGATACAGCCGCGCGTAGAAAGCGAATGGAAGTTGCAAAAGAAGTGCAGCAACAAAACAAAGAACTTGAAGCAGCTGCAAAGAAGAATTCAAGTTTAATGACTGAACTGCAATCGGCATTAGATGAGACAAAACGTTCCGAAGAAGAGGCAAATGAGTTACGACGCCAGGCAGAACAACTACGAGACCAAGCAGTAAATGATTTAGATTTATTACAAAAGCGTACACAGTTTGAATTAATTGGTACGATTGTACGTAGTGCGTTATATGTTATTATTGGCGTCGGTTTATTGACGACGGCATTATATGTATATGTAATGTCACAAGGCTTTGATTCTAAAATCATAGAATCTACATGGTCTAATTTATTTGGTATACTTTTAACAAACTCATTTAGTATTGTAGGTACTATTATGGGCGTTAAGTATGCTACAGATAAGGAAAAATAATGTATGAATATAATGCTATAGTCGACAGAGTAGTCGATGGTGATACTATTGATTGTACAATAGATTTAGGATTCCGGACATGGAAAAAAATACGTGTAAGAATGGAAGGTATTAATACGCCAGAAACTAGAACACGTGACCTAGAAGAAAAGGCGCGCGGTAAGGCAGCTGCTGCTCGCTTAGAAGAAATACTTCAATTAAACAATGACAAGTGTGTGCTGAAGGTATCTGGTATAGGTAAATTTGGAAGGGCGTTAGCTTCTGTCTATGTTACCTCTCTATCACCAATTGAAGGGCCTTCGTCATTAACATTAATTAATGTTAATAAACAATTAATTGAAGAGGGGCATGCTGTAGAATATCACGGCGGTAAACGATAAAAACGTCATATTTATTAAAAAGGATATTATTATGGCATTAATAGATAAATCATCAAAGTACGGACCTACCAATCCAATCGGAAAACGTGGTACTGGCGAATTGGTAGATTTACTTGCATTCGAAACGGGTGCTGGTAATGTTGGTGTTGCTAGTAAATACGGACCTGTACAGTACGGTAAGCAGCCAAATAGATATGAGGACTCAATCTAATGATTAAGTTGATAGGATTGGTCAAACAGCATAGACGCTTAAGTGAAGCTGACGAACTTCCTATAGATCCAGCTAGCCAAGATGTTAATATTATTGACAAAGAAGATATATTACAGCGTATATCTAATATCGTTCAAGAATTGGAAGATATTGATGACGAATTAATGAACGCATTAACAGATGCCGAAGAATCTACCGGTAGCATGGAATATCGTACTGCAAAAGCAGTTATTAGCCGCTATTTATCTGCCGCATTGAAAAATTTAAATAGAGTTGAGCGGCCAATTAAAGGAATAAAAGGATCGTTATGAGCAAGTGGGAATCACAACTTTTAAAACATATTCTTAACGAAAAATATTTGGGTGAAGAAGAAGATCAAAAAATGTCTAAAAACGAACGTAAATCGTTTTTAGAAACAGTTTCAAATTATCAAGATCTAGGCAAGCAAGTATATAGAGAAAATACATTGGTTGAATTGTCAAAGACATTGGGAGGTATTGTTGAACAGGCCGAAAAATTGACAATAGACGAATCAGAACATTGGTTTGATAATGTTACGGTTTCACGCCATATGAAGCAAATGAATGAAGCATATAAAGTTTTTGAAAAGACTGCAAAAGAAATGACAGGACTGCAACAACGATTAGAATCCGCATATGAAGATATGGGTTCGGTTTTAAATCGTTACTATGACATGAATAACGCAATTAGCGAAGATCAGTATACAGCAGGCGTCGATGACGGCGAAGCTGGCGATTCTTTACAAGAAGATCAATATACGGCAGGTGTTAATGATCAAGGACCTGGATTTCATGATCATATGACAGCCACTAAATCTAAGCGACTTAAATAATTGTATTTTTTTTTGTACTTTGAAAAAAAGTTATTATATTTAAGAAACTAAACTAGTTATAAATGAATCCAAAACAGTACAAAAAACATCAAGCTATTTTACCTGGCGCCGGAATCGGCGTACGTGTAACATCCGGAAAAGATCGTAAATCAAATATTGAACGAGCTTTACGTGATTGGAAAAAGCAAGTAAAAGATGCCGGAGTTGTAACGGCGTTGAAAAATAGAATGCAATATGAAAAACCATCAGTGACTAGACGTATTGCAAAAAAGAAAGCTAGATATATAGCAAAAATTCAATTAGAACAAAATTAAAGGAGAAATAGATATGAACCAAGCAAAAGTAATGGGCATTCTTAGACACACCTTGACATTCTTAGGTGGTGTATTGATAACTCAAGGAGTTATTGATGAATCATTGTATACTGAATTATTCGGTGCAATTATGACATTGGTCGGTGGTGTATGGTCTGTAGTAGACAAGAAGACCGTTGAAGCAGTTGAAGAAGCTGTTGAAGATGTTAAAGAAAAGGTCGAAGAAGTTAAAGCAAAAGTAACTCGTAGACGTAAAAAATAATTTTACTCTAAGAAAAGAAAAGGCGCTTTCGGGCGTCTTTTCTACTATTTATATCAACGGTTTTTTTAGTTTGTGTATAATTATATTTGACAATTGATACTACGTGATAAGTACGTAGTCCCTGAAATATTAATTACTTTAATATTGAGATTCAGAATAATCTCAGTTCCCCAATCAAATATTAGGAGACAAAAATGAATGACCTTTTAAAGGAGGCCATTGCTGACGCAAAAGCTGTGCGTGAAACTGCAATGGCAAATGCAAAGATTGCATTAGAAGAGGCCTTCACTCCCAGACTCCAAAGCATGTTATCTGCTAAATTAGCCGAAGAAGAAGAGTTAGAAGAAGAAGACGACGATGTAGTTGCTGAGCCAGCTGCAGAGCCAGTCGCTGAACCTGCTCCCGAAGCTCCGGTTGAGGAAGAAGAGGATGTGCCTATGGATGAAGGCGAGTATGAGGACAAAATGGAAGAAGAGGAAGATATGGACCTCGAGGAAGAAGATGATATGGACTTAGAAGAAATCATCAGAGAGCTTGAAGGAGAAATGGAAGCTGACGAAGAACCTGTTGCCGAAGGTGAGGGTGAAGATGATGAGCCTGTTTCTGAAGGCGAGCATGCTGATGAAGAGCCTGTGTCTGAAGGTGATGAGGAAGAAGTTTCAATCGACGAAATTATCAAAGCATTGCGCGAAGAAGATGGCGAAGAAGATGAGCCAGTAGCGGAAGGTGAAGATAAGGGCGAAGAATTGGAAGAGGCGTATCAAGTCATCAAATTCTTGAAGTCTAAGATTAATGAAGTGAACCTTCTTAATGCAAAGTTGTTGTTCTCTAACAAGTTGTTTAGAAATTATTCATTGAACGAAAACCAAAAGGTTAAAGTTATTGAAAATTTCGACCGCGCACGTACGTTGCGTGAAGTAAAGTTAGTTTACAGCACATTAGCCGAATCGTTTACTACGACTAAAGCTAAAAGACAAATCAAAGAAAGCTATGCATCTAAGCCAACGCCTTCTACAAGACCATCTAAGCAGGTGATCAACGAAGGTAATGATTTAGCTGCTCGCTGGAAAAAATTAGCTAACATTTAATCACGGAGATTATTAAAATGAACGTAAGCTCATTATTACCTACCGATGCAATGGCTAACCAAAATGCGGCTTCACTTCAATTAGAAAAGAAGTGGGAAAAGACCGGTCTTTTGGAAGGTATTGCTTCTGAGGTAGACAGAAAAGGAATGGCCGTCCTTTTAGAAAACCAGGCCAAGCAACTCGTATCAGAAGTTAACAATACTGGTACTGGTGCTAACGATGAACAATGGGCGGGTGTTGCTCTTCCATTGGTACGTAGAATTTTTGCTGAAATTGCTGCAAAAGACTTCGTTTCAGTTCAGCCTATGAACCTTCCTTCCGGACTTGTATTCTACTTGGACTTCAAGTATGGTACCGCTCAAGGAACTAACGGTTTTAATGGTTCAACTGGTAATGACTTCTTAACTGATCAAGGTAGAACATCTCAAGCCGATTCTGTATTTGGTATTACCGATGGAGGAGGATTAGGTACAGATGCAACCGGAGGGGCTGCTCCTTCTGAAGGTTTGTATGGTGCTGGCCGCTTTGGGTACACTATTAACGACGCTAGCGAAACTGTAGCTGTTTCAACTGGTTCTTATGATCCATTTACCGAAACGTTTACGGAAGGCGGCGCTGCATTGACTGGATTGCAATTAGACAAGTTCACTAACTTTAATGCAGAGTTTTCTGCTAGTGCAGCTAGCAATTCACGTAACTACCAAGTTGTTCGTGTAACATTGGGCGATTTAACACGTCCAGATAAGAGTGGTGTTAGAGCATTTAACATCTCTGGTTCTGGTATCACTAATATCGTTCCTGAATTTACACGTCAAGACGGTACATATGTGTACTTCTTAGCTCAGACTGCTGCAACTCCTGTAGTTACTGGTGCTGATGCTATTAAAGTTGCATATCACCAGCAACCAATCGACAGCAACAGAGGCGACTTTGAAGATACTGTCGGCGGTAACTTAACTGATTCAACGATTCTTGATATTCCAGAAATCAATTTGGAAATGAGAAGCGAGGCAATTGTTGCCAAGACTCGTAAGTTGAAAGCCGTTTGGTCTCCTGAGTTTGCTCAAGACTTGAACGCTTACCACAGCATTGACGCTGAGGCTGAGTTGACCAGCATGTTGTCTGAGTACGTTTCTCAAGAAATTGACTTGGAAATTTTAGACATGTTGATCCAGAATGCTCAAACAACTGAGCGTTGGTCTGCAAAAGTTGGATATGAGTTTGATACTACTACCAACACCTTTACCCAAGGTAATGCAACTGCTCAAGCTTACAACCAAGGTACTTGGTTCCAAACTTTGGGAACTAAGATCCAAAAGGTAAGCAATAAGATTCACCAATTGACGTTAAGAGGTGGCGCGAACTTCTTAGTTTGTTCTCCATCCGTTGCAACTATCCTCGAATCTATTCCTGGATATGCTGCTGATACTGACGGTGATAAGACGCAATTTGCAATGGGCGTGCAGAAAGTAGGTGCTATTAACAGCAGATTCCAAGTTTACAAGAACCCATACATGACTGAAAATACAATCTTGATGGGTTACAGAGGATCACAGTTCCTCGAAACTGGTGCTGTTTATGCTCCATACATTCCGCTTATCATGACACCATTGGTATACGATCCATCTAACTTCACTCCAAGAAAGGGTGTGATGACTCGTTATGCCAAGAAGATGGTACGTCCTGAATTCTATGGTAAGGTCTACGTCGGTCACTTGAACGTAGTCTAATTTATAGAATTAGAGTATAACTAGGAAAGGGAGGCTTCGGTCTCCCTTTTTTACATATTTATATAAAATAGGAGTTACATGGCAAAACAAAATATCGAGAAAGCCCCACCAAAAGGACCAGTAAGGTTTTCATTAGTATTATCGGAAGAGCAAAAAGCCGCAAAAGCACAGATTTTAGAATGCCCATATAATTTTATTTTAGGCAAGGCCGGCTCCGGAAAGACATTGTTAGCTGTACAAGTAGCATTAGATATGTACTTTAAACGTCAGTGTAATAAAATTATTATAACAAGGCCAACTGTATCAACAGAAGATAACGGATTTTTACCGGGGTCAGAACGAGAAAAGATGGAACCATGGTTAGTACCAATCCGTTCTAATATGAGGAAGGTTTATAACAAGCCAGATATCTTAGAAAAATTGGAGCAGTCGGAAGCTATTGAATTAGTATCATTGGCTCACTTTAGAGGTAGAACATTTGACAATGCCGTTGTAATAGTCGATGAATTTCAAAATTTAACTAAATCACAATTGGCTATGGCTATAGGACGAATAGGCTCGGATTCAAAAATGATTTTTACGGGCGATTCGCAACAAATCGATCTACGAGATAAAAATTATTCAGCCGTACACGACTTAGCAAAAATTAAAGATTCTGCCCATGTATCAAAAATAGTTCTTAAAGATAACCATCGCCATAAAGCAATAGACGAATTGTTAGATTTACTTAATGGATATAACTAAACGTCATATTTATTAAAAAGGAAAAGAGATGGCTGCAGGCTGGTATAATTTTACTATTGAACAAGGCGCTACGGTAGATTTTGAACTAACGTATAAAGATTCTAACGGCGATGTTGTTGATTTATCAAAATACACAGCTAGAATGCAAGTTAAAAATGCAAAAGGCGGTAATCAAACTTATATAACATTATCTAGTACATTAGCTAATGACGGTACTGGATTAAATATGAGCGGTTCAGCCGGCACAAAGCCACCATCGAGTGGTTCAATTGGCGTGTTTATTTCTGCATATTCATCATCTCAATTAACATTTTCCGAGGGTTATTATGATATAGAATTAGTTTCAGGTAGTACATATCCTTATGTAACACGATTATTAGAGGGTAGAGTAAAACTTTCAAAAGAAGTAACCACAAGTAGCTAATGTCTCAGAATGTATATGTAAACCCCGATGAATCACAAGTTACAATAAATGAATCGTCCCCAAGCATTAACATTGCTACTAGTGATGGCGAGACGATAATTGTTACTCAACAGACTACAAATGTAGTCGAAGTTACTACATTCGGACCACAAGGACCAACTGGTCCAATTGGACCTCAAGGTGAAACAGGAACGTTTTCTGCATCAGGCTCTGTAGAATTAGATAATTTATATGCCGCCGGCTCGATTACTGCTAGTTTAGCAATTAGCTCAAGTGATTATGTATATGCAAAAGGAGTGTTTATAAACTCCGGTTCTCGTACAACAAATGACTTCTTTTTAATTAGATCGGAAAGTTTTACAGCGTTACGTGTTAATGGCGACGGCGTGCTGCAATTTGGTAAATTTAATTCTGTCCCGGTACCGGTAGATGGTGGAGTATATTATAATAACTCTGATGATGAGTATTATGTAAGTAAACGAACGGAATAACATATTTATAAGAAATAAAACTGATAGAGAGGAACCCATATGGCAACTACATGGCGTAAAATAATTGTTTCAGGATCAAATGCCGAATTAGCAGA